CCCGTCCGCAGCTGGCCCGCGGTGACAGTCCCCCGCCCGCCCGTTGCGAGCGGCCGCAGCCCCGACACGACCGACCTCTGCGCCGCCTCCGCCAGCGCCGCCTTCTGCGCGTCGATCAGCTGCTGCACCTCGGCCAAGTCCAGGCACTCGGGCTGCCGGTTGGTGAGCTGGCGGATCGGAATCTGCGCCGCCTCAGGCAGCCCCGACTGCGCCAGCGCGTGCTCCAGCTGCAGCCGGTTGCGGGCAATCTTCACCTGCCGCAGCTCCGCCGCCATCTCTTCCCGCAGGCTCAAGAAGTCCGCCGTAATCAGATCGCCTGCGCCCTCCGTCCCCGTCGTGGCCCTGGCCGTCCCCGCACCCTGCGCCCCCGCAACCTGGGTCTCCCCAACCTTGGCCGCCGCACCCTGCGTCCCCGCAGCCTGTGTCTCCCCAACCTTGGTCGCCGCACCCTGCGTCCCCGCTGCTTGCGTCCCCGTCTGCGTATCCTGCTGTTCCATCATCTTCTCCTTGCATGCAATCAGTTCTGCCAATAATTCCGATAACACGTGCGTGCCGGAGGAGGCGGGCACGTTGACTGCCGAAATCTCGCGGCCGACCGGCTGCACCTGCACAAGCTCGCAGGTGACCTCGTGGCCGTTGTCGTTGTAGGTCTGCCCCGGCAGGTGCGGACAGTCCGCATGAAACCAGTCCTTCCCGCACACCGAGCAAAGCGTCGGCCCATGCTTGAACCAGGAGATCGAGAAGCGGTCGATTCGCCCCGCCAGAAAGTCGCGTATCCCCTCCGCCGTCGTCAGCTTGATCCGCGCGTGCAGCGCATCGCCTTCCATCCACGTCGCGGTCACGATCCCATCCCGTGCGCTGATATCCTGCATATCGTGGTTGCGGAGGAAGGGCACGCCCGCAAAGCTCGCGGCAAAGGCGTCCATCTCCTCGTCCCGAAACCGCACAAAATTCCAGTTCGGGTAGGCCGCGCGGAACACCACCGCTTCGAATTCCAACTCGTGCAGCTCGCCGGCAGCGTGCTGCTTGCGCAGTTCGCCCCGGTCAAGCCCGGCCCACAGCACGTCTTCGCCCGCAGAGTGCGGCGCGCCGACGTACAGCCCATGTTTGTCGAGCTCGTGCTCACTTTTCAGGTGCTTGCTCATCGTCTTTCCTTTCTATTCCTTGGGCTGCCGGAGCAACTGCGGCCCCAGCCGCAAGCATCTCCTCGATCTCGTGCTCACTGATCTGCTCTCCCGCAAACTTCACAAAGAGCCGCAGCGCCATCTTGCGGTAGGCAGGCCCGTTGCCCACCAGCTGCGCCACGCTGCCAAGCCCGCTCGCCAACTGCATCGCCGCCTGCGCCAGCTTCTGGTTGTCCTCGACGCTGATGTCGGGGAGCACGGCGGTAATGTCGGCGGCTGTCACCCCACGCTGCCCGCGCTTGCCGCCGACCGCATACCGGCCCCACGCCACCAGCACCAAGTCCGTCAGCAGCCAGGCCAGGTACGCCTGCCGCCGCCGCAAGAACCGCCGCCGCATCTCCGTCATCACCTGCCCCGTCGCCAGGTTCGAGTCCTCACCCTCACCGAGGTCCAAGAGAGAAGTACCCGGCCCGCCCGCCACAATCATCCAGCGGATCGCCCGCCCGTCGTTTGCTGCGTCGTTGGCGTGCAGGTTGGGTGCGACGGCCGTCCACGTCTCCTGTTCATCGGCGATAACGACGCTCCCCGGTTCCGGCGGCTGTCGGTAGCGTTCGAGGAGCTCCGACCGCAGGCGGGCGGGGGCCTTGACGATCCAGAGAAAGGCCCGCACCCCCGCATTGAGCCGCACGCGATCTTCGAGCCAGCGGCTGTAGCGCTTGAGCCAGGGAAGGATCGGAGCCAGGTCCGACTCCCCGCGCAATGCCCCCACCGGCCGGTTGACCGCATAGTGAAGCATCACCGGCGTCGTGAGTTCGGCCGCGCTGGGCTCGAGCGGCGACACCCACCAGTGCTCTTCCTGCGTGCCGGCGAAGCCGGCTTCCTTGTAGCGCAGCTCAGCTTCATAGTCGCCGTCCCGCCACTCGATCCGCTCGACGATCGACGCCGGCACGCAGCGAACGGTGGACATGCGATCTTGCGGGTTGGTGAACAGCACCGGAAAGATCTCTCCCGACCGGCACAGCTCGTCGCACCACTCGGGGATGCGCTGGTCCAGCTGGTTGCGCGCCCAGAAGTCGTCGATAAACCGCTGCAGCGGCGCGTACTCCGAACGGAGGCTGATACCATTGCCGACGACATAGGCAGTAACCATCCCCACCAGCCGCCGCGCCAGGGGGTTTTGACGCCAGGCTTCGCGCGCGTCATACATCTCCTGGTGCAGGTCGCCCCATCCCTTGTCGGCAACGCCTTGTGGGTAGACGACGGCTTCGAGGCCATCGTGCGGGCGGCCGGGGGGCACCAGGGTCACCGCCGCCAGCCAGGCGGCAAAGCGTTGCAGCGGCGTCATACGCGTCTCCTAATCCCTACTTGTAAGTGCCACTTAGCGGGCTTCCTGGAAGCCTTCACCAGCTGCCTCCGTCGTAGTCGGCCAGGGGGTCGGTCTGCGGCACGACGGCGCTGGGGGTGATGTCGGGCTTCCACGCCAGCGCGGCGACCGCCAGCGCAAACGCATCCGCCCGGTCGTCGTGCATGCCTTCCGGCGCACGCAGGGTCGATGCCTCGATGCTGGCAAGTTGGGTGGCCGTCTCACTGTCGCGGATGGCGCATGCCGTATCGCGCACCGCTTCTGCAAGGAGCCCGTACAGCAGCGGCTTCCCCTTTACATTGCTCAACCATCCCGGCTTCCCGTCGTACCCATCGAGCACGCGCAGGTGGCCGAGCCGCTGGAGCTCGCGGATCAGCAGGTGCCCGTGGTTGTTGCGCTCCGCCAGCACGTCGGCGTGGTTGTACCAGCGGCCGAGCTCGTCCAGGTACCCGGCAAATACCGCCGGCTCGACCTTGCCGGCGATCTGCGCCACCTGCCCCCATTCCTTGGCATCGAGGACGGTCGCCGCGGATTCGTCGCTGTTGGGGTTGCCTTCGGCGGGGTCGACGCCCATGACGTAGCGCCGGCCTGCCTGCGGTCTTTGCCACACGACCAGCCCCGGCAGCGACGGGAGGGGCGGGAACCCGGGCGCGGCGCCCGGGCTACGCGAGGCGGGGGCGGCGGGATGGTCGGCGGGATGGTCGGCGGGATGGTCGTCAGGCGATGGGTCTTCGTTGACATCGAGGCAGGCTTGGAGCCACGCGTACGGCAGCCGCCGGTCGAGCTGCTCGGCGGCGAGGGCTTCTTCGGCGGTGGCGGGGTACTCGGCATAGAAGTCGTCGTCCGTTCCCCGCTGCGCATACATCTCCGCCTGCACTGCGGCCCGCCAGGCTTCATCACGCCCCGGCCGCACCATCCAGGGAAGGAAGACGTGACGGTAATCGCCGGTGCCGTTGACGGCGGCCCGGAAGAGGTTCTTGAAGGTGGACAGCGGCCGCTTCTTGTCGGAGGTGGAGATGAGGAAGAGCTGGCCGCCGCCGTCGATCGTGGGCTTGACGGCGTTGAGGAACTGCGAGAGTTCGGGCACGAAGTCGGCTTCGTCCACGAGCGCCAAGGTGCCGGTGTAGGAGCGGCCGGAGCGAGTGGAGAACGCCAGGGCGCGGGAGCCGTTGGCGAGAATCCAGCGCGTCTCGTTGCTGTAGGTCACGGCGTGCGCGCGGGCGCAGGCCGGCAGCCGGTCGTACATGCCGCGCAGCCGCCAGAGGAGCTCTTTAGACTCTTCTTCGCGCAGCGAGAAGAGGAGGATCGTAGCGGGGTTCTTGAAGATCATGAGCCAGAGGGCGTAGCTGAGCGAGAGCCAGGAGATGCCGAGCTGGCGGGCCTTGAGGATCACGAGCTTGCGGTCGAGCGCCATTTGCGCCAGCGTGTCGGCCTGCGCCGGCCAGAGGCCGAATTTGACCCAGCCCTCTTGCGTGGCGTCGTAGATCGAAACGCAGTCTGTCACAAAGTGGACTGGATTGACCGCCCAGGTTGCCCACTGGGCAGCTGTCGAAAGGGAGGAGGAGGAAGAATCAGTCATAGAGACTTTTATCAGATCAGGCGGTGCGGGCATCAGGATCATGCGGTGCGTAGCAGCTTGTCATCTCTGCGCCACACCTGCATTTCCCGGTTGTCGTGCGGTGCAGGTGTGGCGCAGAGAGTCATCTCATCCGCCGAGCAGCGCCCAGAGCGGCGTCGCATCGACGCCTGTCACTGTCATCGTGACGAAGACGGCGAGCACGGAGAGGATGAGAACGACGGCAAGAAAGAAGCGCCCACGAGGGGAGAGGCCGGTGAAGAGTTCACGTAGTGCGGTCCACATGTTGAAGTCCTTTCTGCTAAAGACAAGTCGTTGCATGAGGGAGTGAGAGCGTTCATTCCGTCACCAGTGCCGCACGACATACTCGCTTACCGCCGGCGGACAGTGCGCCAGCGCTTCGTCGAGGGCCGTGCCTGGGTCCAACTTGCGGCCGATGCCCTGCCAGAATTGCTGGGTGAGCACGGCGGCGTCTTCGTGGGTGATGGCTTCGCTGAGGGTGATCACATGGGGGACCACGCCAAGCCAGTCGCCCAAGGCATCGCACTCGCAGGAGGCGAGGAGCAGCACGCGCACGCCGTCCAGCCGCTCGCTGAGCCAGTTGCCGTCGGCGGGGTGGTCGGCAAATTTCACCCCGGCCGGCGATGCGTGGAGCGCCAGGTGCAGCAGCTCGACGGGGCGGCCAAATTTGCGTTCGCGGCGGAGCGTGCAGTCAAACTTGGTGCAGGTCGCATCCAGCACGCGCTTGAAGTTGAGGCCGGTGGCGGCGCGCACCGTTCGCAGCGCGGCCAGATCGATCGCCAGGTCCGGGTCTGTCCCCAGGCACACCCACAGCACCGGGGCGATGGGCACGGCTACTTTGGGCGCCGGCACAGGCAGGATCGAGGCGGCGGCGATGTTGGCAGCCAAGGACATGCCGGTGCGTTCCTCCAGCGCGCGCTGCGCTGCGCGCAGGTCTTCCGCCGTAATTTCGACCACGTGGTCGGGGTCATTCCGTTCCATGTCGCCGTGCTCGTACTCCAGACGCTCGGCTACCAGCAGATCGCGCAGGAAGACCCGCATCTGCGGCAGCCATTCGCGCGCCAGCTTTTCGTCGGCGCTGCTCATATGCGCGCTGTCCAGCACCTCGCAGATTTCGTCGAGGTAATCCTCCATGCGAGCGACGCGGCGGCTGCGGAGAGCAATCCTGGCGTTGCGCTCGCTGAGGGCCATCAGGTCACGCTGGTTTACGTCCCAAGCATGGGCGCGCTCGCGCCAGTGCCAGCGTGCGGCCTGCTTGTACCAATTTGCCACGCCCGCATAGGCCTTACCGCGCGCTTGCTCACCGGCGCAACGCAATGCGGCTGCGACTGAGCGCGTGACCCCCAGATTGAGATAGGCTTGAAAACGGTTGTACCATAGACTCCGCTCACCCGGCATCTGATCCCACAACTTGTGTTCCGCCGCCCACTGTTTGACTTCTGCTTCGTCCATATGGTTGGCCTTTCCTTTTCGCATGGGACTCGGTTAAGCAAATCGTAATCAGATCGTCTCACGATTTGCCCGGCAGTTCAAGCAAGTTTGCACATAAATTTTTTTACCTCTGGAAATGGAGTGCAATTAAACGGTGATTGCTGAATGTGTTTGTCGAATTGGAGGATTTGATTTAACGATTTAGGGGGAGCTTTCAGCTAAACAGTAAGTATGCAGTTTCGCGTACACGCGGGCGCGCGGTATAATGAAGTTATCATTGTAATCTTCTTCGACAATCGCCATCACGTGCCCAACTGAACACCAGCGCCTAACATTGCCGGGGCCATCTTTATTCCAAGAAAGTCTCTTGCATATGTCTCGCCGTACTATCCTTCGTTTCGCGCGCCCCATGACCATGCAGGCGATCCTCCAAGGCATCGTCTCTCGCACGAATGAACACCAAGGCCCGCACCGGCCCCAGGTGACTACGGTCAAGCCAGTCGTCGCCGAATCGTACCAACTGCCGGTCTTTATGGATGCCCCACCCGAGGACGGCGCCTTTGGCCTTGTCTACAGTGAAGGCTGCTGCCCGGACCACTCGCCCTATGATCCGCTGCTGATCGTCTGTCTCCGCCCGCTGCCTGGGCACGGCACAGAACAGGATGGGCTGTTTTCCGATGCGATTGTGGTCTATGTCTGGCAGGAAGACGCCTATCCGCTTTCTCCGCCGGAAGTGCAGTGGTCGATCGCGCATGACTGCGGCTGCGAGGATCACGAGTGGGCGCAACTGCCGGTCTGCTGGCAGAAGGCCAACGCCATTGCCCACGACGACCTGCACGCGCTGGCGGCCGAGTATGAAGCGAACTTGGCCGGCGGCGCTGCGGCGGCGCTGCAGCAACCAGGGGAAAAGAGGCACGCACCGGCTAAAAAGAAAAAACGGGCGCGCAAGCCCGACGTTTCACGGCACAGCAGGCGTGGGCCGCGCACGATCCCGGTGCAATATCTGCTTGAACTGATGCGCCCGTTAAAGAACGTATACGAGTTCGAGCATTTCTTTCCGGACTATCTCCACAAATATGAAGAAGTGAACGGCACGCCGCCCAAAAACCCGCGTGCAAGCTTTCTGCAAGCTGCCGATGTCTGTGTCGAACAAGTTCTGTTGGAAAGAGGACGATCCTCGCTGATCTGACCCCGCCGTTCTCCGTCGCGAACATGAAGCCAACATGAAGCGAAGGACGGGCTCAATAATCACCATGGCGTTTGACCAGATATGGTTTCGCCTGTTCCCAACAATAAGCTGCTTGGTAGCGCAGCAGAGATTTTCTGTTCTCAGCAATAGTATGCAGGCAGCGCGGCCAGTGCGCGCTCGCTAACATGTACATATACACAAGCGTGTGACCGGCGCATACTTCTTTCAGATTGTTTGTTCTGATTTGAAAGGAGTCAGTCATGAAGCCAAAGGTCGCAGTTGCCGAGCCCCCGCCGCCGTCAAAGACGGCAGCTCCCACGCCCCCTTCGCCCTTATCTGTTCGCGACCGGCATGTCGCCGCCGCTTTTACCTGCCTGCTCAACGGCAAGCCGCTGCTGGAACCGCTGGAACCTGCCGATTTTGGCCCCTGGATGGGTGCACTCCAAGCGGTCGCCCTGGCGTATGCCGCCGGCGGGCAGCCGGCTGCGGCCGAGAAGTTTGCGCAGGTTACCAAGCGCCGTTCCGCGCTCAAGCGTCTGCTCGCCCAGTGCGCAGCAACCGGTGGCACAGGACCCGCCCGCGTGAAGTTGTCCGAGCTGCTGCGCACGCCGAACGCCACGCCGCAAGTGGTGGTGCCCGGCCTCCTTGATACCGGGCTCACGCTCCTGGCGGGCAGGCCGCGCAGCGGCAAGAGTTGGCTGTCGCTGCAACTTGCCCTGGCGGTGGCCGCGGGCGGCGGCATGCGCGATGTCAAGAGCAAGGTGCTTTACCTGGCGCTCGAAGATCCGCCTTGGCGGTTGCAGCGCCGGCTGCACCAGCTGGACGCCAACGCCCGGCTGCCCCTGCACTTTGCGACCAGTTGGCCCGTGCTCGACGGGGGCGGCTTGCAGTGCCTGGCTGATGAAATGGCGCACAAGTACCGCCTGGTCGTGCTCGACACGCTCTCGGCCGCCCTCAGCGCCCCCTGCCTCGCCGGGCCCGACCGCATCGTACAGGTGCTCGGCCGGCTGCAAACATTAGCTTTCGCCTGCAACGCCGCCGTGCTGCTGATCGACTCCCACCGTGTCCCCGGCAGCGGCGAGGGAGCCGACCCCGTAGAGCTGGCGTTTGAAGTCGCCGATCGCTGCGGCCTGTTTGCCAAGACCATCACGCTGGCGCGCGCGTTTGGCGAACAGGGCGCCGCGCTGCATCTCTCTGATTACCCCCACCCGATCTACCTTGCCCGGCACCCCGAAATCAAGCATGAAACGTCAGGAATCCAAGCATGAATCCCGTACCGCTCGCATCATCTTTTGGCCGGCCGGCCCTTTCTGCACGGCCGGCGCCCGCGAATACTAACCAGTTCACCAAGCAGGTGATCCGTCAGCTGCTCGACGGGTCCAACCCCGACGACTTTGCCGCGTTCTCGCTCTCGACGTATGGGCCGTGGGCCGAAATTGTGCGCCTGCTCTTTGAGGCGCACGCCGAAGGCGGCACGCCGGCCGTGGCAACGGTCTACCGCACAATGGTGCGTGCCGAGAGCCAGCTGATCCTGCTCATGGCCGGCGACCAGGCGGCCCCGCTGCGCTCGTTCAAGCTGGGCAAGCTGCTCACGGCCGAGTTCCCGCCGCTCCAACTGATCGCCGGCTTCCTGCCTGTCGGGCTCAGCAGCCTGGCGGGCCGCCCGAAGCTCGGCAAGTCCTGGCTGGCGCTGCAGATTGCGGTGGCGGCGGAAACGGGCGGGGAAGTGCTCGGCATCAAGGTGCCCAAAACCAGGGTGCTCTACCTGGCGCTGGAGGACACCGAGTTCCGCCTGGCAGACCGGCTCAAGAAGCAGGCGGCGGGCATGGACGTCGCCCGCTGCCAAGAAGGCAACGTGGACTTCTTCATCGACTGGTCGCCGTTTTCCGAGCACGGCCTCTCCGACCTGCGGGCGGCGCTGGATGAGGGCTACAAGCTGGTCATCGTCGACACGTTCAGCCGCGTGCTCGGCCGGGGCGACCAGATGGACCAGCAGGAGATGACCCGCATCATGGGGGCGCTCCAGCGCATGGCAATGGACCACCAGGCGGCCATCCTCCTGATCGACCACCACCGCAAGAGCGCCCGCACCTCGCTCGACTCCGACCCGATCGACGACATTCTCGGCAGCACGGCCAAGGCCGGCGTCGTGGACTGTGCGCTGGGCCTGTACCGGCGCCACAACGAGAACGAGGCCAAGCTCAAGATCTCCGGCCGCGACTTTGGCGACCGCGAGCTGGCGCTGCAATGGGACGCCGGCACGTTTTCCTGGCAGCTCAAGGCGACCGCAAGGGCCGCAGGAGCCGCAGGGAACGCCAAGGGCCACCTCACCCTGCGCGAGCGGGAAGCGGTGGATGCGGTAGGCGAGCTCGGCCGGCCGACGCTCGGCGAACTCGTGGCGCATCTGGGGCTCAACAAGAGCACCCTCTACACCCGGCTCCAAAACCTCTGCGGCCGCGGCGTGCTCCAATGCGTGCAAGGAACGCGCGGCTTTGAGTATGCGCTGGTTCCGCCAGTTCCGCCAGTCGCGCCAGTCGCGCCAGTCGCGTCAGTCGCGCCAGTCGCGCCGGTCGCGCCGGTCGCGCCGGTCGCGTCAGTCGCGTCAGTCGCGCCAGTCGCGCCAGTCGCGTCAGTCGCGCCGGTCGCGCCAGTCGCGCCAGTCGCGCCAGTCGCGTCGGTCGCGTCGGTCGCGTCGGTTGCAGAAGACGAGTCGAGTGAAGAAGTCGAACTCTTTGCAGAAGACGAGTGGAGTGCAGAAGACGAGCCGAGGGAAGAAGTTGTCCCAGTTGCAGAAGAAGAGCCGGTTGTAGCAGTCGCGCCAGTCGCGCCAGTCGCGCCAGTCGCATCGGTTGCAGAAGAAGAACCGTGTGCAGATGTTGCGCCAACTTCCACCAACTCGCCGCCGGCTGCGACCGGTATTGACGAGGCATCGCCGGACCAGCTGTTGCGGCAGGATGCGGCGCAGAAAGCAACTGCCGCTGATTCGCCAAAGAGGAGAAGGCGCCATGGCAAACGGTGACCTGCTGACCCTGATCGGCAAGGATACGCAGCTCAAACGCACCAGTTCCAAGCACGGCGGCGAATACTCGGGGCCCTGCCCTATCTGCCGCGCAGGGGTCGACCGCTTCAAGGTGTGGCCCGAACGGGGACGCTGGGCCTGCCTGGGCGCCAGCGCCGGCCGCAACGGGTGCGACAAGGGAGGCGACGCCATTCAGTACCTGCGCGAGCGTGACCACCTGTCGTATCGCGCAGCCTGCGAACGGCTGGGGATCGAGCCGCACGCGCCCGCAAGTGAGCAAAGCAGCCGCCGCCCGGCGCCTACAGAGCCTGCGCCGCCGGTCCCATGCCCTCCCTTTGGCGAAGCGTATGAAGCTGTTCACCCGCACACCGAGGTGTTGAATCCGCCCAATCCGGCCTGGCAGGCGCATGCCGGGGGCTGGGCGGCGCGTTGTGCGGCGCTGCTCTGGGGCGACGAGGGGGCACGCGCGCGCGGCTATCTGCACGGGCGCGGGCTGTTCGACGGCGTGCTGCGTGCGTTCAACGTCGGCTACAACCCGCTGGACACCTACGAAGAATACGCCCAGTGGGGGCTGCCGCAGCCCGCAGACAATCACCGCATCTGGCTGCCGCGCGGCATCACCTTCCCCTGGTATGTCGAGGATGGGGTATGGCGGCTCAACATCCGGCGGCCGCTCACCCCGGCGCAAATCGCTCGCGGCGAAGCAAAGTACATCGGCCCTGCGGGGTTCGGCAACGCGCTCTACAACGCACGCAGCCTGCGCCGCGACCGGCCCGTAATCCTCGTCGAGGGCGAGGTTGATGCCCTGACGATCGTCCAAGCGTGCGGCGAACAGGTGGCAGTCGTCGCCACCGGGTCTACGAGCGGCGGGCGGCGGCTGGCATGGGTGGCAAGGCTGGCGTTGGCCCCGACCGTGCTCGTGGCCTTTGACGCCGACAAGTTCGGGCCGGACGGCGCGCCGGGCGCGGGCGACCGTGCCGCCGCCTGGTGGCTCAACGCCCTGCCGAAAGCGCACCGCTGGCAGCCGCTGCACCACGACGTCAATACGATCCCTGATCCCGAGGACGTGCTCAGCTGGGTCCGGCACGGTCTGGATCAGGCGCTGCATGCCTAATCAACAGTCAAGCAATCATAGCAAGAAAGGGAATATTCATGTCACCGGTTATCACACTCTCTGCGTTTCAGCACACACTGCTCTCCCGCTTGGCAAGCTGCATCCAGGCGCACCAGACGCCGCTGCACGCCTTCTCGTCGCTGCTGCTGATTATGCTCGTGCTCGAAACGCTGGACGTCGATCCCGCTGCGATAGAAAGCATCTTCGGCACGGAAACCGCGGAGGTTCTCTCCCAGATGATCGACGCAGGGGCCAGGAACACCTTTGAGCGGCTGGCACAGGGGGGCGAAAGCACAGGCGAGGAGAGCATCGACTTTGGGGCCATCGTGCGCAACTGGGCGCAGGAGCAGCAGCATGCAGTACTCAGGTAAGGGCAAATCGTTCTGGGTCAAGCGCCACCTTGCCAACAAGCTGACCTACCAGCCCAAGCGGCTGGCGCGGGGCCTGGAGCCGACGCTCCACGTCACCAAGCAGCAGGTGCGGGGCTTGCAGACGGTGGTGGAAACCTATGTTCCCGACCTGCGCGACCCCGCGGCCGTCGAGGTGCTGCTGGTGCTGCTCGAAGTCTGCCACATTCTCGCCTTTTCGGAGCACCGCCTGGCGCAGATCTTCGGCTGCCATCTGCATGCGCTGGAGAGCTGGGGCGACATCGTGCCCCCCAAGCAGCGCCCGCGCAAAGTCCAGCGCGCGTGGGTCTGGGTGCCGAATACCTATGGCCCGAAGGTGTATCCGATTGGCAACGACGGGGCGATTTCCATTTACGCCCCTGAACA